GTAGCTGGGTCTACACCATTCATGGCTGCTTGTTGATAGACAACATCCATGTTGACACTTGGGTCAGGGTAGCCAGTATGCTCTAATACTTCTGTGCCTTCATCTGAAGCCAACATCTGGAGTTGTGCGTCAGATAAACCTTTATACTCGTATTCTTCTTCTTCCTCTTCTTCTTCGGCATATACTTTTACATAGCCGTTCTTAGAGAGTAGTGCGTCTTTAAACCATACGTAAAATATCTTGAAGCCTTCGTTTTGCTCCATCACTACATGGTTAATATAATCTGTTTCTTGTTCTGCTGCTTCTTGGTCTTCAGGACCTTTAGGGTCAAACTGAACAACCTTATCACCAGCTACGAATACTTTAAGTAATTGTGGTAATGCTGACTCAATCGTGTCTTGAACGTCATACGATACAACTTGTGAACGACCTTCTTCTTCGTTACCGAATGGTTGTCCTAGGTAATAGTCAATCGCTTCTGCTCTATCATTAGACAATGCACTATCATTTACACCATAGGCTATATTCTCTTGCGCCTCTATCTGTGCAATTATTTCCATGTCTTCTATATTCATCAAACAATTCCTCTATTTGTATATTGTATTTTCTCTTTGCTCCATGACTCGTTCTTCATAGACTCAATAGAGGTACATAAATATCTGAACGCATCTGCTCCATGGCTGTATTCGTCATGTAGTGGCGCACCAGGTTCGTTGGTTGCAGAGTTTATACTTCTGCGATAATTCTTTAAACATTCAACAAGTCTTTGTGCTGACTTATCAAAGTATATACGGTGGAAGTTCATACGTGCTAACTTAATACCAGACTCTATGTCTGCTTTAGGTACGATACGTATATCCCATCCTAACTTCTTCATAATCTCTTCTGCTGATATACCATGCTTAAAGTCTTTAGACTGTCCGTCATGTGGTAAGAACATTGTACCCCAATTGTAGGATAGGTTCTTTAGTTGTGCAGAATAACTATCTAGTGTTCTATGGTCATCTTCTATATAACCAATGATGCGTAAGTCTGATATACCTTTTTGGCATAGGATAACTGACATGCTGTCGTTCCATCCTAAGTCCATAACTACATGAACCTTCATCATAGGGTCATAAGGTACAGTTGTTATACGGTTACCTTCTTGTGCTTCACGTATCTCGTTAGAGTATATAGCACCATCTACAGCAGCTTTACAATCACCTTCCCATATGTTTGCATAGTCAGGGTTAGTCTTTAAACTGTGCTGTCTTTCATCTTCCAATACATCAGGAAACCAAGGATTATCCTGCCAATTAATTTTAACTACCTTAGCGTTCTCTGGTGGCTCTACTACAAACCTTTGGTATGTGTTATCTGTATCTATGTTAGGGTTAAACGATACCCATATTTCTGAGTCTGGTTTACGTATAGTAGGTATAAGTATATCCCACGATTTGCGTGAAATGGTTTGAGCTTCCTCGCACCATACAATTTGCACGCCCTCATAGCTCTTTATTGACTCAACCGTATTGTTTGCTAATCCGGTAAAGCTAAATAGGCTACCATTAACACCACGTATCTCTGACTCTAATACTTCGTAAAATGGACCTAAGCCTAATGACTGTATTTGGTCTGTTAATAATTGATGCACAGACTGACGAATACTGCGTTGTATTTCTCTAGCACATAATATGCGTAATGGCTTATTGCTTGCTTGCAATAACAATGCCCTAGCAAACCCCCATGACTTTCCACTTCCACGACCACCGTATGCTACCTTGTATCTATGTGGTTGGAATAGGAAGTCTAACTTATCAGGAAACTGTGCTATCGTCTTTTGGTTTGACAAAGTCTAATCCAATACTTACAGGTAATGCTTGTCCATCTGGACCGCTAACCTCATGTGCTTGTGTTTCTTTCCACCTAGCCCTAGTCTTTAACCAAAAAATAGCAGCACTTGTATTACCATCTTTAGCTTGCTGAAATAACGTCTGTGCAATAGAAGCATTAGCGTCTACACGACCATTATCTAAATCCTTTTTATAATGCTTAACTAGCGTATCAGAGCTTATGTCTAATTTATTAGCTATATCTTCATAGGTTATACCTACAGCAGCTAATGTTCTTACTAGCTTTTGGCTTTCTTCACTAGGGATATGTTCTATTCCTTGCATATATACCCCCTTATAACTCCGAAAGTTGTAACAATTGAGCTTTTTGTCCTGTAAAGTCTTCCCAACGTTTTATTATAACATCACAGTAATGTGGGTCAAGCTCCATAATGTAGGCTTGTTTGTTTCTTTTTTCGCAAGCTATTAATGTTGAACCAGAGCCACCAAATAAGTCTAATACACTATTAACTTCTTTAAAATAATTAAATGACCATTCAGCTAGAGCTATTGGTTTTTGTGTTGGATGCACTCTTTGTTGGTTTCTTTCACTATCTTTGTTAAATCCTTTCCAAAGATGCCTAAAAATACGAACAGATGACCATTTAGATTTAACCCAAGCTAATTCACAATCTGATTGAGTATCAACCATTTTATCTTCAACTCTTTTATCCCAAACAAACCAATTATTAGATAGTGGCAAAGCGTGACAATAGTAATTAGCACCCCACCATACTTGTCTAGGTATGTTTAATACGCCTTCTACAATTTGATAAGCCTCTACAGCATAATCAATTGTGTCATCTTTAAAGTCTTTAAAATTATGGTTTTTAGCTAACCCTGTTTTTCTAGCTGTTCTATCACCCTTTTCATTAATACCATAAGGAGGGTCTGTATAGCATAAATCTATTTTATTATTATTAATTAGCTTCTCTACAGCATCTATACTTGTGCTATCGCCACACATTAGCCTATGGTTACCTAATTGGTATATATCACCTAACTTTGTTGTAGGCTCTATAGGCACGTCTGGCACAGCATCTTCATCTGTTAAGCCATCTGTTAATTGTGTAGGGTTAAGTAATGTATCTAACTCATCTACGCTAAATCCTAGCATAGCTAAACTTACATCATCTTTTATATCCATTAGCTCTAGGGATAGCATTTCATTATCCCATGTTGAGTTTATGGCTATTCTATTGTCAGCTAGTATATAAGCCTTGCGTTGTGTTTCGTTTAAATGGTCTAACAATATAGTAGGCACTTCTGTTAAGCCTAGTTTGCGTGCTGCCATGACTCTGCCATGACCTGCTATAATGCCATTGTCTTTGTCTATCAGTATTGGGTTATTAAAGCCAAACTCTTTTATGCTTCCAGCTAATTGTGCTATTTGTGCGTCATCATGCACCCTAGCATTTTTAGCATAAGGTATTAATAAATCTATTGGCTTGTTAATTATTTCCATTGTTTTGCAACTCCGTTAGGTTGGTTGCCCTTTGTTATAGTTCTGAGTCTTTGTTGTTCCCTGTAAGTGGGTATATCATTCGTTTATAGCAGTCCCACCATTCTTGACTATAGTCTGTAGACTGATAGTCTTTAAAGCATGGTGTGCCTAATGTGTGATGCACTAGTTTAGCATCTGGGTTGTATTCGTATTCTGTCTCTAGCCAGTTCCATGTTTCATCTAGTTTGCCTACTTGGTCTTCATGTTTTAACCATTCAAACCTATGTAGGTATTTACCTGGCTTTTCCATTACAAACTTTGGTGTTAGTTGTTTGTTTAGATGATGCCCACAATTCCATAACATGACGCTTGACCAGTTCTTTTTAGGATAGTCTTCGTTCTTTGCACCTAGATATTTAACAGGATGCTTTGTTTGGTAATAATGCTTTACGACTTTGAGAGCTTCGTCTTGGTCATGTTCCCATAGTATTTCTGCTATATCTGTTCTGCATATCATGTCGCCATCTACAAATAGTGCCATGCCTTTAAAGTCACATAGATATGGAACTAAAAAGCGTGAGTAGATAAATGCGTTAGACCCATCTGTGTGAGTCTCTTTATATTCTGATAATGTGTTTAATGCTAATGGTGTAAAGCTAACAGGTATAGATGACTTCTCTATAACTGACTGACAGAACGTATGATAAGCTACCGGCTCTACCTTACCATCAAACCCTACAAATATTTTAAGCATTGCTTATTATACTACCACTTTACTTTGTTTGCCCAGTAAGCGGCACTCATTTTACCTTTAGCTATGTTATCAGCGTGTCTTGC